GATGGACGCGGTATTAAGCTACCCGCCCAGATGGGAGGACACCAACCAATGGAAACAAGAGAACTGACCGACATGACTGCCGTGCTGCGGTCTATCAATGACGGAAATCCCAGCAATGCCGAACGCTGGGTAACCCTGACACAGCGCGTTGTCCGCGCCGAAACCCGCGCCAATGCGGCAGAGCGCGCCGCCGCCCGCAAGGATTGGGAAAAGCAGAACGCCGAATACGACAGCTGGCAGTCCAACTACCGCGCCGAGGTTGCCCAGCAGGAAGCCACCAAAGCACAGGACAAAGCCGCCCGCTGGGAAGTGCTTGCCCTGACCATGGCCGCGGCGCTGGTGCTGACTTTGAGCATTGCGGCGCACCAGGCGAATGAGGCCGCCCGCTGGCGGTACGAAGCCCAGGGAATGGGGCAAACGGAGATTGTTACTCCGCAGAATCAGAACACGGCGGTGCAGCCATGACGGTGCTGGAATGGCTGCAGGAACTGGAAGAGGAAGAGCGGATCGTCAAGGTTGGCTGCGTGGACAACACCCTGCGGGGCCTGCGCCGCTGCACCGCCAGGATGGCCGCCGCCAGCTACCTGCACTGGGCCTGCCCGGAATACCTTGCGCCGCAGCTGGGGCTTGCATTTGAGTGCAAAAGCCCGGCGGTCAACAACGAAAAATTCTGCGAGCGCTGCGCGGCGGCGTTTTTGTCCGCGCAGATGCCGAACACGGGGAGGGTGAAAAAGCCATGGACGCACCAATGACGCCGCGGGAGGCCGTGGCCTGGCTGTTGGAAAACACCGCTGCCACCCGCAAAACCTACTGCATTATACTGCGCAGCACCAACGGCGTACACAACCCCGGCACGCGTGGCATGCTGATCTGCCAGGCGGCAGAGCTGGCAGGCCGCCTGCACGCTTACCGGGAAAGCCTGCACCACATGATGCAGGCCGGAATGATACCAGCCGATCTGCTGGACGATGTGAAGGAAGTGCTGAAATAATGATCTGCTATCTTATTACTGCCGGGGTTGTGGTCCTGGGGCTGCTGGCTACCTGGACCAGTGGCCGGGATGTGGGCTACCGCAATGCCATGCGGGATGCAGAACGGCTGCACGATGATGATGATGATGTATTCCGCCCCGGCAAAGGCGGCCGCCAATGACGGCGGAGGAACGCGCGGCCCTGATTGACCGGCTGGCCCCGCTGATCATTGAGGAACGCCGCAAGGCCGCAGAGCAGAACCCCAAGCGCCCGCCCTGGTACATGATGAACATTGCCCACCCCGTGATGGGCTGGCTGTACAACCAGTACCTGGCCAAGCTGGGCGAGGTAAGTCCGCCCGGCGATGCCTGCCGCACCCGGTTTGAGCTATCCATATTGCACCCGGCTGTGCTGAAAAAGCTGGCCGAGCACTACAAGATCCAATAACCCCGCCCCGGCGGGGCAGATATGCCGCCAAAGCTGCACGAGGCCGCGGCGGCCCCTGAATCCTCCCACAGTTGCTGCGTGGGCAAGTACGGCAACACCACTGTGCAGGTAATGCACAACGCCCGGCACCGGCCACTACTCACGGCTTGTGCCCGGCGGCCGCCTGTTAGCTTTTCAGCCCGGCTTTTTCCACCGGGTGCCAGGCCCCTGCGTGCAGATTGCCAAGCGCCGCGGGTGCGCCTGGGCAGGCGGGTTTTTATGGTGCGTGTGCAGCACCGGCATGGCCCAAGCAACCCATGCCGCCCGGATCAACACCGGGACGCACTGCCAAAGAATGGGAGGTTGAATGATACCAATGACAATTTTTGATCCCAACTGCCTTTATGTCATTAAGTGCCTGGCCCTTGTGTTTGTTGCGGCCCCCTGCGTGCTCTTTGCCGGCGGAATGCTGATCTGCCTGCTGATGTGGTGCGGGCTGCACATCACCCGCGCCATGCACCTGCGGCGGCTGGGCCTGCCGCGTTGCGGGCGCTGCCGCTACTGGGCCACCGTGCAGTGCCCGCTGTATGGCCGCAACACGCCAAGCGACTTTTGCAGCCGCGGAGAAAAATGAGGTGACCAATGGAACGAAGCTGTAAAAACTGCCAACAGCGCCGCGTGGGCTGCCATGCCAACTGCGAACGTTACAAGGCCGACTGCGCCCAGGATGCCAAGCGCCGGGCCTATGAGAAACAGTTTGCGTATCTGGACAGCATGCCGCAAACCGCCACCGCCTTAAAAAAGACCCTTGCACCCCGGCGGGTTGGAGGGCAACAGTAAAACAGAAAGGATGGAATCAATGACAAGGGAAAAGTGCATCAAGCTGATCATGGGCACGATGGGGCTGCCGCAGCCGCGTGGGGCTGAGATGGTATTCCGGTGTATGCAAGAGGAACTGTACAAAAGGGATGGATCGCAGCCAAGCAACAAAGAAGTGCTGGTAGCCCTGCTGTTTGAGATGGGCGAAGCGGGGCCCGGTTGCGGCGTATCAGCGCTTGACAGACTTTTAGCCATTGTCAGCCGCCGCATTATCGAAACAAAAACCGCAATCATCCACGACCGCCTGATGGGCGGCCCTGCAAAAGAAACCCAAGCGTGAACCAAAGCCGCAGCCCTTAAACCAGGGCGGCGGCTTTCGCAAAACCGGGCACAGCTTACCTATTATATAGAGCATGTGGCTGCGCAGCCGCAGCGAGCTGCCGCCAAACGGTCCGAAGGGGGGCCGTGTGGGCGGCTTGTATAGGGGTTATTTCAAGGTCCATTCTCCCCCAAAGAAAGAAAAGAGGTGAACAGCATGAAATCTGCCAGAAAGCAATACATCCGAGAGCAGAAAACAATCTGCGGTGATAGCTATGCCGAGGTAGATTTTTGCTGGATCACAGAACAGGAACACCGGGCGGGTCCCCGCAGCAAGAAGAAGTTTGCCAGCAGCCTGGCCCAGCAAAAGCGCAACCGGGAACGATCGGCGCGCCTGCTGGTACAACTGCTGAACACAAATTTTGACCAGCGGGGTTTTGCTCTTACCATGACCTACGAAGACATGTGGCTGCCGGATGACGATGAAGCCGCCTGGAAGGACGTATACAACTACCTGAAACGGGTGCGCCGATGGCTGACCCGGAAAAACTGGCAGGATGCAACACCCATCAAGTGGGTGTGCGTGACGGAGAACCAGGAAGCCGACCCAGCCAACGGCCTGAAAGAAGTGCGATACCATCACCACATGGTGCTGCAAGTGGACGGCCTGACCGCCGCCCACCGCGCCGCCCTGCGTGATGCACTGGAAGATCTGTGGTGCACCGGCCGCAGCCGGGAACCGCTGGGCACCGTGAACGCCGACCGCCTGCAGCCGGAACACGACAGCCTGGAAGGGCTGGCCAAGTACATGCTGAAATACCCCCGCCGCCGCAAAAGCTGGCATGCAAGCCGCGGCCTAAAGCGGCCCACCTATCCCCGCCCCAATGATACCCACTGGACCCCGCGCAAGCTGGCCGATGCCTGCACCATGCGCGTGGATGATGCCGATTACTGGGAACAGCGTTACTCCGGTTACAGGTTTTTGGGGGCTGTGCCAAGCTATAACGAGGAGCGGGCCGAATGGCGGCTATACATCAAGCTGCGCAGAAAGCGCAGGTAATGCAATGTTATCCTCCGCCCCGGCGGGATAAAATAAAACAATAGGGAGTAAACGCAAATGGAAAACAAGCAAAAAGCGCTGGAAATGGCTGCGGCCATGCAGCAAAAAGAGAAAAGCGACAGCCTGCTGTGGTGCGTGGCCGAGGATTTGAAGGCCACGATCCAGAGCATGAACGAAGAGGAGGCCAAAGTGATTGTGGCAGATCTTGAAGCCGGCACGCATGATCTGAAAACCTGTGAGAAAGCGATCCACGACTATCATTCCCTCTGCCGAAGGCATTACCGGCAACCTTGCAAAAGTGCTGGAACCGGAAGCCGAAAGCGCCGGTGAAAAATCCGGCGCATCTTTGGGCGGCCGCCTTGTCAGCACCCTGAAAGGTGTTCTGACAACCGCTGCCCTGGGTAAGGCCCTGACCGATACCCTGACGGAGGGCGGTGCGCTGGAGCAGAGCCTGGGCGGTGTGGAAACCCTGTTCAAGGATAACGCCGATACCGTCAAGGCTTATGCGCAGAACGCATGGCAGAAGGCGGGGCTTTCGGCCAATGCCTACATGGAAACTGTGACCGGGTTTTCGGCCAGCCTGCTGCAAGGCCTGGGCGGCGATACCGCAACAGCCGCCGAAGTGGCCAACATGGCCCTGATCGATATGTCGGACAACGCCAACAAGATGGGCACCGATATGTCCGCCATCCAGTACGCATACCAGGGTTTCGCCAAACAGAACTATACGATGTTGGACAACTTAAAACTCGGCTACGGCGGCACCAAGAGCGAAATGCAGCGCCTGCTGGCGGATGCCCAAAAAATCACCGGCGTCAAGTACGACTTGGACAACCTGGCCGATGTGTACACCGCCATCCATGTAATTCAAGGAGGTGTGGATGAGCTGAACGGCGGCCTGGGCGATGTGAACAAGGGTCTTGGCATTACCGGCACTACCGCGATGGAAGCATCCACCACGCTGGCCGGTTCCCTTGCGGCCATGCAGGCCAGTTTCAAAAACGTGCTGGGCGCGCTGACCCTTGGGCAGGACCTGCAGCCGTCCCTGGACGCACTGGCCCAGTCGGTGGTCACATTCCTGGCCGGAAACCTGCTGCCGGATATCTGGAACATTCTGTCCGCCCTGCCCGGCGCGCTGGTGACCTTTATCCAGGCTCTTGCCCAGACCCTGCTGGACGGGTTTGGCACCTCGTTCTCCGGCGGCTTTCCTCAAATCATTGAAAGCGGCACTGCCCTTGTCAGCAATCTGGTGCAGGGAATTACCGCAAACGCCGGGCAGATGATGGAATCTGCGTCTGTATCACTGAGCGCATTCCTTGCACAGATCGTGGCAGATCTGCCGCAGATCATCACATCAGGCGGGCAGATGTTACTCAGCCTTGTGCAGGGGTTACTTGCCATGTTGCCTTCCATCATCCGCAGTGCGGCCACCGTAATTGCTACCCTGCTGCAAGCCATTGTTACCCACCTGCCTGAAATCATCGCGGCAGGCTTCAACCTTGTGATCAATTTGGTACAGGGCATCGGGAACGCCTCGCCGGATATCATCCGCGCTGCAGGGGACGCCTGCCGCACCCTTTGGGACGCTGTCAAAAACGTGGACTGGGTGCAGCTGGGCAAAGACATTATCAACGGCTTAATCAACGGCATTGGTGCTATGGGCAGCGCGCTGAAAGATGCTGCCCGGAGCATTGCTTCCAGTGCGCTGGATACTATCAAGGACTTTTTCGGCATTGCATCCCCTTCCCGCGTGATGCGGGACGAAGTGGGCCGCTACATTCCGGCGGGCCTTGCCCTTGGCATCCGGCAGAACGCCGGGGATGTTGCACAGGCCATGGATGAGCTTTCGGATCTATCCACCGGCTCTTTACAGAGCAACGTTCGGCTTGCGTTGACAGCATCGGGCAGCGTGGCAAGCACCCCGTCTGGCCGGGAAATTGTCGATTTCACGCCCGTACTGGCCGTGCTGAACAACATCCTTGCTGAGCTGCATAACAGCAGCGGCGACATTGTCATTGGTGACGACGTGATCTATCGCAGCTTCATCCGCGCGTGGCAGTCACAATCCATCATGCTGGGGGGTGCCTACTGATGCTCAAACGCACATCTCTCTTGCAAATCGACAGCCATTCCCTACCGGTTCCCACCGGCTCCCCCACCATCAAGTTTTCGGACGTTGAGAGCAGTGACAGCGGCGCCGACGAGATGGGCGTCTACCATCGTGAGGTGCTGCGCTATGGCGTGCTGACCGCCTCGCTGGAATATTCCTACCTCGATAACGCCGACTGTTCCTACCTACTCGGACTGCTGCAAAATAAGACCACATTCCAGTTTACCTGCCCTATCCCCGGCGACGCCGCAGACGTGGCACAAACAACCACCCGCACCTGCTACTGCTCCAACTACGGGGCGGCCCTACAGCGGCTGAAAACCGGTGTTTGGCGGGACATGGATCTGGAAATCAAAGAATGTTAAAGAGGTACCTGAATGGTTAAGAACATCCTGGTGCTGGATGACGGCACCGAGATTGCCGCCGGAACCGTTGGTCAGAATGCCATCCTTTCCCTGACCTGTACCGAAACCGTATCCAAAACCACCGACCTGTGTCCCGGCGCAGCCTGCTCCAATAAGCTGGAAATCACAATCTGGGTGGAGCCGGGAACCGATCTGCCGATTACATCCGGGACCCGGCTGACCCACTACCGGGAGACATCCGGCCAGCGCACCCTGGCGGGCACCTACTGGGCAGTTAAACCTACCAGCCAGACCCGCAACACCTACAAAATCTACGCCTATGACGCAGTCTCCCTGCTTGATGGCGTACAGTCTACCTGGCTGCGATCCATCCAGGATCAGTTCCCGATGACATTGTGGAAATTCGCCGGGCTGGTAGCACAGCGGTGCGGCGTAACCATTGTCAACAGCTCCCTGCCCCGCAATGGAACCTATTTGGTGCAGGCCTTTTATGCCGATAATCTGACCGGCCGCCAGCTGCTTGCCTGGGTGGCCGAAGCGTCCTGTACCTTTTTGCGGGCCACATCGGACGGAAAAATCGAATTTGCCTGGTACACAGATTACAACGTATCGCAGAGCATCGGGCCAACCGTATACATAAGGGACGGCCTGTCGCATGACAAGTTTCAGACCGCTCCAGTCGTCAAAGTACAGATCCGGCAGAGCGATGACGACGTGGGTGTGCTGTATCCGTCCGATGAGAGTGGATCAAATGCCTTGGTTATCCAGGGCAACCTGCTGCTGACATCCGCCACTGCGGAGGCGCTGAAGCCGGTCGCGCAGGCAATATTCGAAACGATGCAGGGCGTGACCTACACACCACTCAAAGTAACCGTCCCGGCGGATTTTCCCCTGCCCGCGCCTGGAAACATTGTATCTGTCACTGATGCCCGCGGAAACGTGCTGAGTTCCTATATCATGAACCGGACAATATCCGGTCAGCAGGTCACGCTGGAATCCACCGGCAACGCCACACGGGACGGAACCGCAGCCGTAAATGAGCAGAGCTACAAGAACCTGACCGGCAAGATGCTGGAGATCAAGACCAGCGTGGACGGCCTGGAAGTAAAGGCCAGCGACCTGACCGGCAACGGTGGACGGGCTTTCCTCTGAGGTGAAAAAAGACACCAAAATCACCGGCGGCGGCAACCTGATCCTGGGCAGTGAGAGCTTCCGGAATGCCCTCTCTGGCGGCATTGACAGTAGCGTGGCGTATGGCGATGATGGCAGCGCAACAATAACCAATGCGAACACCAACGGGTATTTTATGTTCAACACCGCGGGCGCTCGCATTATAAAAGGCGTCACATTATGCCTGTCCGTTATGTACAAACTCATTTCAGGCACCGATGCGCTGCGGCTGGGCATTACGTTTACGGACGATGATGGCCAACATTACATTGCCTACATAAAAACCGCTGACCAGCTCGAAATTAAGCAGACAGACGGCTGGGTGCTGCGGTATGGTACATGGACCCCCAGCAAAAACGGTGTTTTGAAAAAAGCCGATTTCGACAGCAATGGCAACTGCACCAATAAGTTTGAACTGTTTCACCCCATGCTGCAATACGGCAACGCGCCGACCGCGTGGACAGCTAGCAGCGGGGACTACATAACAGAGGAAAACGCCAAAAGCCTGATCTCCCAATCGGCGGATGAAATCAAAACGGAAGTCCGCAGCCTGAAAGAAACCACCACAACTATTTCCAACGACCTGGACAGCACAAAGCGGGAATTCAAAACCGTTAAAGAATCAGTATCCGCGATCGACCAGAAAGCCAACAGCATTACCCAGACGGTAACGCAGCGGATCACCGGCGGCAACAATATTATTGTGGGCACCGACGACTGGAACAATGCGACACTGGATGCAGGCGGCAATGACCTGAGCAAAAAAGGAACATACACGATCAGCGGTGAATCTGTTCGCGTGACCAATAAAGCGCGGAACACCCGCTTCCACTTTGGTGCGGACAAAACGCTGGTGATTGCCAAGGGCATGACCTATTGTGCATCGGTACTGTATAAGCTCAACTCCGGCACAGACAGTCTGTTCCTGCAATTTGAAACAAAATCTTCCAGCGGAACAAAAGCCTATTACGGCAGCGCATTTAAGCAAAACCAGCATGACATTGCGCTGGATAATGGCTGGAAGCTGCGCTGGGCGGCGTTCACGGCGACCGCGGACGGCTATGCAGACGGTCTGTTTGTGAGTACCGCGAACGATAACGCCACCGTTACCAACGATCTGACCATCATGCACCCCATGGTGCAGATGGGCAACGCCCCCACTGCCTGG